AAGCCGCCAACGACGAGACCATGCCCCAGAAAGTGGACTTGAAAGGATCAGGCTCGATTGCTGATCAGGTCGATAACGTGTGGCTCATGTGGCGCAATAAGAAAAAAGAGCGATCCGTTGAAGCTGGCTTGATTGTGGATGTTGCCGAGCCTGATGCAATGTTGCTATGTGAGAAGCAACGAAATGGGGACCACGAGCCGCGGTTAAGGCTTTGGTTTGACCGTCAATCCCAACAATTTGTGGAGCTAGCAGGTGCAAACGCCTACCGATTCAACGCCAACATTTGAGGCCACGCTGCCATGGCCACCTACCGTAAACACCTACTGGCGGCACAGAGTTATTGGCAAGCTCGCCACCGTCTACATTTCGCAGGAGGGCCAGGCCTACCGCAAAGCGGTCAATCTGTGCTTAGCGGAACATGGGGTGAAGACTTACGCGCTCGAGGGGGATCTGCGAGTCGAGATCGAAGTGTTTCCACCGGACAGGCGCAAACGCGATTTGGACAACTTACTCAAGTCCCTGCTGGACAGTCTGACGCACGCCCAGGTGTGGAAGGACGACAACCAGATTTCGGACCTGAGAATCTATCGCAACAAACAAATTGCCGGAATAGTCAAAGTCCGAGTGTATGAGCTGGAACCGCCTACAAGCGATTTTTCCAAAAGCATGTAGGTGGACATCAACCAACCATTATTTTTGCCTCTGAGGCGGCATAGCAAGGCTAGAAAGGGCATCCATGAATGACAATGTCAATCACCCGAAACATTACACCTCACACCCATCAGGTGTGGAGTGCATTGAAATCACTGAGCACTTCAACTTCAACATCGGCAACGCTGTGAAGTATTGCTGGCGCGCCGGACTGAAGGGTGAGCAAGTCGAAGACTTACGCAAGGCCCGGTGGTACATCGACCGGGAAATTTCACGCATTTTGAGTGAGAAAAACCATGAATCGTGATCCGCACAAAGCAGTTGACCACATCATCACGCATGCTCAGCAGTTTGCCGATGCCAAAGCGAAGCGTGTCTTTCTTGAGGAGTTTAGAAAGAGCAAAAAGGCTTTGTTGATGAAGCAATCGTTGGAGCCAGCACTTGGCGCACAGGAGCGTGATGCCTATGCTCACTCTGAATACATTAAATTACTTGAAGGCCTTAGAGACGCCGTCGCAATCGAGGAGAAGCTGAGATGGGATCTGATAGCAGCACAAGCACGAGTGGACATTTGGAGAACGGAGCAAGCCAACCTGCGCCTCGAGGGCAAAGCAACGATCTGATGAGCAACGATGGCCGACAAAAGCAAATGCTTGCAGATCTGGCTGGCTTCATCGGTGCTGTGGCATTTGAAGATGACAAGGGCTGGGCTGAGGAAGTTTATGCCGAGGGCTGGAGCGCTGGCTTCCGAGCGGGGCTTGCATATGCCGCTCGGATCGCACAATCACAAGGCAGGGGCTGGGGCATTGAGCATGCTGAGCAGATTCGTAAAGCACTATAGGTAAGTGTTATGAACCCATTCTTAATCACTGAGCCAACATGTATTAGCTTTAGCGGAGGAAGAACTTCTGCCTACATGCTCTGGAGAGTTTTGAAAGCTAACAACGGATTGCCAGATGAGGCGATCGTTTGTTTTGCGAATACAGGCAAGGAAGAAGAAGCGACGCTGAAATTCATTCAAGATTGCTCAGAACATTGGAATGTAGACATTCACTGGCTAGAGTACATTTCAGAGAACCCAATGTTTAAGAAGGTTGATTTCGGATCAGCAGCACGAAAAGGTGAACCTTACGAAGCCTTAATCAGAAAGCGTCAATACCTTCCCAATGCAGTTACTAGGTTTTGCACAACAGAACTCAAGATCAGGACCATCCACAAATACCTAAAGTCGCTTGGATGGGATCACAACGAAACTTCTGACTGGGTTGGCATTAGGGCTGATGAGATGAGAAGGGCGGCGAAGATTGACCGCTCCAGAACTCCGTTGGTTAGTGCTGGTGTAAGCATCCACGACATCGACAGGTTTTGGAAAGACCAGCCTTTTAATCTTAAACTCCCTACCTACAACGGAAAAACGCTTGCTGGTAACTGCGATCTTTGTTTCTTAAAACCAGCTAATCAAGTGTTTACTCTCATAAAAGAAAAGCCAGAACGTGCAGTATGGTGGGTCAAGATGGAGGCATTGGCATTGGCATCCAAGCCAAGCGGCGCAGTGTTCCGATCAGATAGACCGTCTTATGGCCAAATGCTAAAGTTCAGTCAGCAACAGGCAGATATGTTTGATCCTACGGAAGAAGCAATCGATTGCTTTTGTGGTGATTAAATGACTAATGACGAGAAAAAACACCTCGATAAAGTGGCTGCCATTGGCTGCGTACTGTGCCATTTGCAGGGCACGCATGGTACGCCAGCAGAAATCCACCACCCGCGCAAAGGCACGGGCATGGCCCAGCGTGCAAGTCATTACGACGCGATACCGCTATGCCCTGAGCACCACCGCGGCAAGACAGGCATTCATGGCATGGGCGTCAAGGCATTTACCAAGCATTACCAAGTCGATGAGGCCGAACTTTTGCATGTAACCCGCCGTTTAGTTGCGTATAACGACCACTTGTCGGACGGATGGCGTGTGTCTACACAAGTGGATTAAATGAGAGTACAGTCAAGTCTCGTTAGCAAACAACCAGGAGCAAACACCATGAGCAAACAAGAATTTGAAGTACGCATTGAACTTCCGAGTCACGAAAGCATCAATCTGAGTGAATTTGAAGACGGAGATCTGTGGGTAAGTATTTTCAAGGTTGGCTGTTATGCGTCAGCCAACGTAAACAGAAACAAAGTGATTGAGTTGCGCGATGCCCTCAACCAATTCCTCGGGGAGTAAACAAATGGATTACGACGCATGGCTTGATCGGCAGTTGTATGAATATGATCGTGAGCGTGAGCTTGCGGAGCGCGAAGAGGATTGCCAAGAAGAGGAAGATGAGGAAGAGGAGTGAAATATCTCTCAGTATGTTCAGGGATTGAGGCTGCCACCGTTGCGTGGCATTCCCTTGGCTGGGAGGCTGTAGCCTTTTCAGAAATAGAAAAGTTTCCAAGCAAGGTTTTGGCACATCATTACCCGCATGTGCCAAATCTTGGTGACATGACGAATTTTAAGGAGTGGAATATTGGAACAATTGACCTTCTTGTGGGAGGAACTCCCTGTCAGTCATTCAGCGTTGCCGGACTCAGAAAAGGGCTTGAAGACCCAAGGGGAAATCTCATGCTTACCTTTCTTGGAATCGCTCAACGTTTCGGGCCTCAATGGATTGTCTGGGAAAACGTCCCCGGCGTTTTGTCATCTAACGGAGGAAGGGATTTTGGAACCTTCCTCTCGGCGTTGGGGCGTTTGGGGTATGGGTTCGCATACCGAGTGTTGGACGCTCAATGGTTCGGAGTGGCCCAACGACGTCGCCGTGTGTTCGTTGTCGGATGTTTTGGAGACTGGCGACGTGCCGCAGCGGTACTTTTTGAGCGCGAAAGCGTGTGCAGGAATCCTGCGCCGGTATGCGCAAGACTTAGAGGCCGAGGAAAAACAGTTGTTGGATGCTTATCTACTCGTACCGGGGCTTATGATCGTCAAGAACTCGACACGTTGATCTACGACTATGAAGCGACAACTGTTCGTGTCTTGATGCCTTTAGAACAAGAGCGACTACAAGGATTTCCAGATCATTACACCAACATACCTAATGCGACAGATGGCTCACGATACAAAGCACTAGGGAACTCAATGGCTGTGCTAGTCATGCACTGGATTGGCAAGCGAATTCAGCAGGTTGAGGATATTGTCAATAAGGGTGAAGTGACTTAGACTAAAAATTGCAGTCCATGTTGATTGTCTCCTCCTTGCTTCCCAGCGAGTTGACCCCCAGCAATTGGGGGTTCTTTTTTTCTACATTCTGTAGTAAAATCAAGCAGTTATGTTTGTGTTTGGCATCCGCGCCGCACAAACAATTGCCACAATCCCGCGAAAAACATATCATCATCGAGTCAATGTCACTGGAACTATGTGATGAGCAAGACCTCGAAACCAAAGGCCCAGGCCGCAAAACAAGCCGCGCCAAAGAAAACTGGCCGCCCCAGCAAATACACCCCTGAGATCGCACAAGAGATTGTGGAGCGCTTAAGCAACGCTGAACCATTAAGACAGATATGCCGAGATGAGAAGATGCCAGCATGGCAAACAATTTACGATTGGATGTACAGGGATGATGCTTTGGGTGCGGAGGGCGTCGGTCTTTCCAGAGCGATCGCACGCGCACGGGAGATTGGCTATGACAAGATGGCCGAGGAGTGCCTCGAGCTAGCCGACACGCCCAAGTGGGGCACCAAGCAAGTCGAGTCTCAAGACGGCGTTATCGTTACTAGGGAGGATATGCTCGGCCACCGCAAGCTGCAGATCGAGACACGGCTCAAGCTGCTGGCCAAGTGGAATCCTAAGAAGTACGGTGAGCGCCTCACTCATGCTGGCGATGCTGACAATCCCGTAGCCGTACAGGCTGATGTCAGTATCTTCGATGCCATGTTAAAGAACCTCGAGAGCAAGCGCCAGCTAGGTGACAAGTGAACTGGGACAAACTTCCCGCCGGTAAAGCCAAGCAGGCCTTCGTTAAGTGGGCGCTGTCCAAGAAGATCCCGCTTCAAAAGGCTAAGGCCATGGCCAACAGTAAGTTTGGTGATGCCAGCAGTTACAGCCGCATGAAGTCGGACTATGTGCTTAAGGACCCTCGGTGGATGTAACCGACCTGCTCAAAGATCCAGCGATCCGAGAGCAGTACACCAGGCTGGAGCCACAAGCGGCTGCTGCTTGGGCCTGGCGCATGATGTGGCTGACCAAAGCACTCAAGCACCAGATCCTGCCGCATGGTGACTGGTGGTCCATATGGCTCATGCTTGCAGGCCGCGGTGCTGGCAAGACGAGGACAGCAGCCGAGCAGATTGGCTGGTGGGCATGGTCTTACAAAGCCACCAGATGGCTCGTAGCGGCCCCAACGAGTAGTGATGTGAGGGGTACATGCT